ATTCATAAGCTTAGAAGGGTGGATAAGAGTAAATATCCGAGTTCTAGGCAAGTTGATAGCATTGTTAATAGTTACTCTAGAGACGTTATTACGGTTAATTATGATTGGGTGTTCTCCAATAATATTTTAGATTGGTGTTCTTCTAGAGACTCAAGATTTAGAAACAATTATAAAATTAAAAAATCAAATGAAAGAAAAAAGGAACGACAAGAAACAATTTAATCGTAGATTGTATCATATGTTAATTGCGGAATCAATGGCAAAGAAAAATAAGGCATTGGTTACCTTAGATATAATGTCTAATAATCCCGTTGGTATTGGTGATCATTCTACTGATGACTTCTATAAGAATGCAATGGAGGCTATAAGAAACCTAGCTGATGCTGAAGATGAGATGAAGTCTGCTAATGATTATTTCATTGATAATAGATACAATTATGATTAAGAATTATTTCTTAATAGATAAGAGAAGGTATGGCAAGAACTTAATCATGTTCTGTCGTACCATTAGAGGTGTGTTCTGTTATGATCACGATAAGCTATATGACAAGCACATAGACCATCTAGACTCATTGGATTGCTGGCATAAGTACGGTAGGTATACAAAGACCTATGGAATACCTTATCCAATGAATTTAGATTGCGAGAACATCCTTCAGTACTAGAGAGGGATACGGTGGGGGGATACCGTGGTTCATTTTCTAAATGAGAATATTTTTACCTCACTTTCAAACGAGTTTCCGAATTAAGGAATACCTCTACAAAAACCACTAAGATTTTAAGACAATAATGCTACACAAATGCATTAAATATTTAGAGGGAAATCGTAATTGGTTTCCCTTTATTATTTTATAAATAAATCCAACTAATTTCTAGACACAATTCTCCTTATATTCTGTAGGAAATTTAGACCAAATTTATAGCCACATTCCAAGGGATAATTCCACACATATCTGCTGGTAATCTCCACTAAATAATGAGATGTTTTTACTCAGAATATCCTCAACAAATCACTCAGTTTTATTAGATATTTTTTATAATAATTATTTATTATTTTTTTTTAAAAATAATTTTTATTATAAAATATTTATTATAAATATTTAGACCAAATTGTAGACCAAATTCAGACCAAGTTCAGACCAAATTTTTAGACCAAATTTATTCTGAGTCAAAATCTGAGCCAGCCAATTGTTAATAACTAATATGTCATTGTTGAAAACTATTTTAAAATAATTTGTTATTGTTGTTTTTATTTATTATTACGTGCGCACGTTCTTTTATATGTCATTAATTTATAAAGAGTTATCCACATTAAATATATATATCAATTGTGGAAAACTATTTGTTAATTATTGGTTGCAATAGTTGCATATTAAGTATGGAGTTAGTAGTCTTACATATGGAGCGCAGCGAATGCGCCGAAATACTAACAAAATTAGCAAATACTAAAATTACTAGCATTATGGAAAAGTTAACAAAAACACAATTATTTAATCAATTAAAAGATAGAAATCTAAGATTTTCATTTATTAAAATGGGCATTATAAATAGTATTAAAGTTGCATATTATGCGGAAACCCTAAACGATTTTAAATGTAATTTAATTTATGAAATGGACAGATTACAACATATAAATCATTTAGATAATAAAGGATTTTTTAAAATATCCGAATACAATTGCAATAAACGTTATGTGTATTATTTGGGTGAAAAACAATATTATAGATCATCTAGCATTTCAAATAAAATTAAAAGCCTTTATTTAATGGCTGATTATGTCGGATATAATGTAATTGCAAGAATTGGCGGTTATGATTTAATAGCTAAATAAATAAATTAACTTAAAAAATAAGATCATGAATTTATCAGAATTTTTACCACTTAATCAAATTTCACGTGAATTGTCTATTTATATAAATTCGCCAACTAATAAAAAACCAATAAAAGCGATACATATAAAAGAATTAATTGAGAATTACATTAATTCTTATGATGATATACACAATATAAGAAAGGAAATTGCCGAAAATACACACTATTCAGTAAATCATAGATTAACTGGCGACAGATATACGCCAATTCAATAAATCATAGATTAACTGATGAAGCCTAATTGGCAGAAACACGGTGATTTATTGCCGTGTCTTAATCAAATTTTAAACATAAATTTTATACACCATGAAAGACTTATTAATTACTTCAAACAAGACAGAAACCGTTATTAATGTGGTTTCGTTTGTCATCGGTTGCACATTGATTGCAAGCCTATGCGCTGCGATCATTTACGGCATTCTAAACGGGTCATTATGATTTTTTACGTGCTATTTGCGTTATTCATTGGAACGCTGGAAATACTTGCAAGACGTGAGGAAAAGAATAATAAGAATTATTATAAGAAACGTAAAAAATAAACATCATGAAAAGAATAACATTTAAAATAAAGAATACTATTCACGTATTCAGATATGGCAAAACGACCAATTCAAAAATAAGTGATCCAAAGACAGCAATAATGCAAAGCTTTACTTTCTCGGTTGATCAGCTTAGCTACGTGACAGATAATTATCTATTAAATCGTTCAAATAGTATGCATGACTTCTTTGCGCTTGATGGTGCAAACTGTTTAGATTGTCCTTTCTCGTTTAATACATCGGGCAAAGTGGGTCTATGCTATACGCACAAATTCAGCCAATATCGCGGGTTTATATCAATGCTTAAAAGCATAGCTAGAGAATTTGGCTCAGTTAATCATATCAAAGAATACAACGAAGAACACAAGAAAGAAATAATAAAACTATCACTAAATAAATATGTTCGGTTTGGCTCATATGGTGAGCCGTCTCTACATCCTATTGATTTAGTTGAAAGCGTTGCAATGGTAGCTAAGAATTGGACGGGTTACACTCACCAATTTAGAAAGCGCAAAGAGTTTGCACCGTTCTTTATGGCATCTGTTCACAATGATCAACAAGCAAAGACCGCAAGGGATCTATATAATTATAGGTCATTCATTAGCTACAATGGGGAATTGATTACTAAGGCGGTGCAATGTCCAGCTAGTAAAGAAGCTGGCTTTAAGTCTGTTTGCTCTTTATGTTCTCTTTGTAGTGGGAACAATGGCAAAGGGGCGAAGGATGTTAAAATAAATATTCATTAATGATAGCTTTAATATTCTTATTTGCTTTATGCGCTTTGCTGGCTTTCTATTTATTAAAGAAAGAAAGCAAAGAAGCATTAACAAGGCGAACAGAAATAAGCTTTGACCAATCCAATGACGATGCCTTAATCTTTCATCTAGATTTTAATGAACAAAAAGACGGGTCTTTTATTGGTATTAAATACATCAATAGCGCGCGTTTTGGCATGGTCAAAGTAACGGTTTATAAGGGTGTTCAATACAGTGACAACGGTCTAAATTACATTGAAATAAAGAAAGGCACAAACGTTGTATCATTGGATGAAATGACAGACAACGATTTAATATTAATATTTACACTAATTAAAAAGACATGAAACAAAAAACAAAATATATGATTTACAACGATTACACATTATTTATTAAAGAATTTTATTCTTATGATGATTGTAAACATTGGGCTATTAATCACCTTGACCAATCGCATGAAATAATAATTAGAACGGTTAAAGGATTAATAAGAAATGATAAGAATAAATTTATAAAATCATTATTTAAATAAATAAACCAGCCAATTAATTAAGCTATCCTTTTGGATGGCTTTTTTTATGCCCTATTGTGAAGGGATACCATGGTATATTGATTTAAGCCTATATAAGACGTTCAATGTTTATTTGATATGATTACACCATTAAAACAATTGTATTGATTAGAACGCGTTTAAATAGCATTGATTGATTGATTGAGTTTGATTTGTTCTTTGGTTTGATTGGGTTTGTAATTGGTTTAATTGATTTACTTTTAATTGGTTTGATTGGGTTTTGTGTATTAGAACACGCACAAATAACGACAAAAGGAACACAAACAAACTACCTACAAACCCTCTAAACTTTGTTATATAACATTCATTATGTTAAGTACATCCCCTCCCCTATCGATTACCATGGCTTGGACGGCAATTTCTTGATTTTTAGGTGTGGGTATCACCATAAGCAGTTTTCTCTCAAATCGATTTCAATCTTCTCAACACCAAAATTTTTTTCATAAAATTTAAAGAATTTGTTTGCTTTCAAGAAGGTAAGTGGTTATTTTTGTGAGATGCAAGAAAAATTAGACCAAATTAAGGAATTAGAGGGTTCTCTAACGGGAGAGATGTTTCACGATGCTGATATTCGATATAGGATTCATTCTATTCAGATGGAAGTCAATGGGACAAGTATTTGCTCTATTGATGATCCCGAGTGCGAGGCTTGTGGTAGCTAGTTAACTTGCTGATAGACAAACGATTACATGATAGAATTAATTGTTACCGATGATTTATATGAGAAGGCAAAAAACTTATATGAATTTAAGAAGAGGGCATTAAACAATTCAGTAACCAAGGGTGAGGGAAATATAGTTGGTGCAGTTGGTGAGGTGATGGTTGAGTCCTTTTATAAGGGACTTTACGACAATATCTGTATTGATTCTACATATGATTATGATTTAACAATGAATGGCTTTAAAGTTGATGTAAAGACCAAACTTTTAGTTTTTAGTCCATTGAGTAGTTATAATTGTGGTATTTTTAATTTCAACACAACTCAGAAGTGTGATTACTACTATTTTGTGTTCTTTAGTAAGGAAATGATGAAATGCTGGTTAATTGGATATATTGAGCCAAGTGATTTTTATAATAAGGCTGATTTCAATAAAAAAGGAGAACTTGATGCAAATTCAAATAATGGCTTTAGGTTTTCTGATGATTGTCATAATCTCCAAGCAAATCTCTTAACAAACATTGTGTCTCTTGATGGCAATAAAGAATATTGCGTAAATGGCTCAGTTGTAAAGAGAATCAAATAACATCATCGTATTCTTCTGTTTGGTTATCTTTAGTTTCTCTATTTGTCTTAATATACAACTCACACCAATATTGAGCCTCTTCGTTGGTTCTCTTGAGGGTCTTATTGATTTTGTAGTTTACAAGGCAAAGAATTACCGTTGAGGTGAAGAAAATAACGCAGAGGGATGTTAAGTAGGTTATCATTGGCTATTGCTCGTTTAATACTATTATTTCTGATTTAACTTTCTCCCAATAGTTTGTGTTGTCGTTTTGTTTTATAATTTCATTTACAACAACAATTGCTAGTGATTTAGAGCATTCTACATTTACTTTTGAAATTTTATGTATAATGTCTATTGCTTTTTCTTTTGGAGTTAGAATTTTCATGTTAATATTTTGTGTCTGTTGATTCTTGTATTTTTTGGCATTTGCCACATTGTATGTTGTTTATGTTATTTAGTGACCCACATATAGAGCAAGACCAAATAATATCTTCTTTCTTAGGCTTGGTCTCCATAAATAGCCATTCTTTTTTTATCATTGATTTTTTATTTCAAATATTTTCTTTTCAATTTCTTTTAGCTTTTGCTCCATACGGACAATTTTGACATTGTCGTATTCAATTTGCTTTATAATGCTTTTTTTCAGCACTTCTAATCCTTCTAATTTCATCTTTTAAAATAATAGTCCTTGTACATTTGGTTTATAGCTTGCATCATATCTTTTATTTTTCCCTTTAGGATAATCATGCATTTCGTAATTTAATTGTTTTAAGAAAAATTTCTTATCATTTTTACTGCCTACGAAATATATGTATCTGTGTTTTCTTGGTCTTTCTATCATATGAAAATTATCATTAGATTTCATATAGTCAGTAGTATATTTATCGCATAAAGTTTTGCTATGTAAATTACTATTTTTTTTTCTCCATTCAGTTCTTTTGTCGCTTAATCCCGAATATAACCAATTTGTAGCTTGATAAATGTATCCATTGTGATTTTGTGATGTATCAGCATAGCTTACAAGAATCATCTTGGGTAGTAGAGTTAATATTTTACCAACAAACATTGACAAAGTGTTTTTAGGTAGTCCCTCATTTACGCATAATCTGTTAAGTTCATAAACGTATTTACTATTTTCTTTACCACAAATACCATCGCATAACGCAGGTGAAGGCGGTTTACCAATTGTACAGACACCTTGTAATATGTTTTTTAAATCATATAAACCAAATGAAAAAGAAATGCTAGGAATGCGTTTTGCATAATGCTTATTTAGTAGCCAATCATTACATTCAAATGATTTTATTGATTTAACATTATAACTCATCTGTCTACTCTCTCATGGTAAAACATAAATTCTTCGTCTAAATATGATAACAACTCAAAATCACTCAAAGTTGCAGCATATTCCATGTCAATATGGATTCTTGGATATTCCATCGTAAAATCAAATAAAGGTGTGTCTGATTCAATTATGTATTTTTTCATGTTTTTTCATTATTCTTGTTACGGTTCTTTTCATCCATTGATAAAATTTAAATTCATCTTTTAAATATAATAACAGATCAAGTCTAGATAACTTTGTTGCGTGATTTACGTTAATTTTTATTCTTGGATATTCTATAGTAAAATCCAACAATGGGGTTTCTGATTCAATTATATATTTTTTCATAAATCCACTTCGTTTTCTAA